TGCGTCAAGGATTTCCTGCGGGATAGGTGCATCTGCATCAGGCATACTGTCCTCCGTTCGAAATTGATCCGGCAATCGTGCCCGGATAATAGTTGACGCCGCCACCTCCGGTATTGATAACACCGTTCAACGTAGCGGAATAGCGAACGCCGGAAACGTTGCCGAAACCGCTATAGCTCGTCCAAGTATAGTCGATCACACCCAGTTGGGTTGACCAAATGTAAGTACCAACGTTGATCGCTGCCGTCGCACTGAGATAAAGTGCGGAAATCGCCGGCGCTGTTTCGATGGTCGCCGAGAAAAAGCAATTGATGTGTCCGGAAGTCGCGTAGGCATTTCCGGATGAGCTACCGGAAAGCGTGAGATTGCCGCTCATCGTCATCGAGCTAGAACGGCTGACATCCATATGCGGACCGGAGCAGGCCCCGAACTCAATGTTCTGCATTCCGCAGTAGCCGTAAGCCGTGAAAATTCCGCAACATGGATCGGCGACATTGGCCCCGCTGCTAGTGAACTTGAAATTAGAGACGTTGAATGAACCGGGGCCTTCGACTTGAATAGCCGAACAACTGCTGCCATTGACAACCGGACTGCCACCCGAGCCGCTCAAGATAAGTGTGCCAGCGCCGCCGGGCACCCTAAACAACGGGCTCACCGTATTCGAATATCCAGATGCCACCGCCACGCTTATCGATAGATTAAAGCCGTTCATATTGTATCTGATGACTTCGTTCGCCGCTCGCTGCAACGTTTTGAACGGGCCGTGATTGGGAGATGAAAACGTTGCCGCGCTTCCATCGTAATTCGTATCATCTCCTGTGCTGCCGTTGACATAAAAAGTGCGATTGGCAATGAGATAGATCGGACCGCCGGCTTGCACTTGACCCGACGAAGACCAAACAAGATGGAAATACGATCCATCATAAACGAAACAGGCAATGGCATTCACCCTCAACTCACCAGCCGACAACTCGCTGTTGTCGGCAGGATGCCGAATAGGCTTCGCTCCAAGAGCGTTGACGTTGAGAGTTGATGCGCCTGTGTTCGTGTTGCCAATCTTCGCCACAACCGTCATGTACTTGAAGTATGCGGTCGGCGCTGGTGTCTGCGTAACTTGATATTGGTTCGTCGTACCCGCATCATCATCCGAATAAAGCAAAGTGCTTTGAATGCTCTTGGAAAGCTGATGCAAATCACTGTTGCTCGGAGTAACCAACCCGGCATCCATGATCAGGTTGACGATCTCACGCTGCGGATATTCAATCGATGCAGCCGGCGGAATTGAACCTGCACGGCCAACGCTCGGATCGCCGTTAATGTATGGCGTATCCCCCCAAGTAGTTTCCGGAGGCATCCCGTAAGGCTGATTGTATAGCATGATTTCCTCTCAAGGTGTCCCGGCCATCGGATCACCGGGCATAACTCCGGCATAATCAAACAGCGCGATAGTGTGAGCAGGTTTGTAACGGTTGATCAAACATTCAAGATCGTTGGCAATGCCGATACGCAGATGTGGATCAACGCCGCATTGTCCGGAGCTACAACGAAACCAACTCAAGCTTGCACCGGTGACATGCACCGTGAAGTAGTAGCGATTTTCAATCGGTCCCAAGCCATAATTGGGATACTCGGATGTTTCGCCGTTCGTAATCGGATTGCCAGTTGTATCGAGGATCAGCTGTCCCCAAGCGTTATGCATCGGCGGAGGAATGCCGGCACCAATCGTCCGGCAATCACCGCAGCCATCAAGGCCAACCATGAACGGCCGATATTCCGTGATGCCCGTAATAGTGTAGCCAATCTGCCCAGCAATGTTGATCAGGAATTGCCGGGACTGACCGCCCTGCAATGTCATGCGCTGGACAAGAGCGATACGTCTCGCTTCTATTGTTTGAGGGTCTTGCATACATGGATCAGGCAAGCCCCAATTTCTTTCCCAATCCGGAAGCAGCTCCGTTGTCGTCCGCGGATCGCTCTCGATTTCCAGCAAGTCAGCGGCTCGGCCGTCAACGAATTCCCAAATACAAGAGAGGCCATGAACAACAGACATCAACACGGTTTCACGCCAACGCGGCCAAGCCAATCCGCGCGGGAGAAGATCGGCAAAGCCATGCACGTAATCGTCGCAATATCTTCTGATGTGCCTATCCGGTGCAATGACAACCGGAGGAACAGGCGAGGCGACAACACTGCTGCGAGGGACTATCGCCTTGCTAGGCATATGTGATCGTCCCTATGAATGGCATATAACCCGGATCAGGCATTGTCGTTGTAGTATACGTGAGCTCAAAATAATTGACACCAACAGCATTCGCAATCGCTTCTTCAACCCATGTGCGATACATGGTTTGACCGGGGCCTGATTTCTCGAATTCCATTGCTTGTATCGATTGCAAGATGCGGGCTCGCACGTCTGATGTATCCTGATCAAGATTGCTAATCGTGATATTGTAATAGAGCGGCACCGGAGGTTGCACAAAAAAATCCTTGACCGTCACCGGTCGAAGCGGATCGATGTAATCATGCACCATCACGGCATCAGCTGTCGTTGGCATTCCCGGCGGTGAATTCCCGGCTCGCAAATCATCCATCATAAAGCGAACCGTCATCGTACCCGGTCCCATCTCCGGCGCCGCCCATGCTCGTGTCACACCGGGCACAGACAAAGCCCAAGCAATATAGTCCGCCTGTGATCCGCCCATCGGAGGATTGCGAATACGAAATAGAATACGCGCTCGCAGCTCGTCATCTGTTTCGGTATCCGCACCGTTGGACATCTCGATAATCGTGGCATTGCTATCGATGCCTGCAATCGGAGTTGAGAAACCGATTTGCGTACCTTCATCCAAATTGCCGATTGAACCTGCCGTGAGACATTGCAGGGGAATAGTAGTCGGACCGGCGCCCATCACAACGTCGGCTGTCGTTTGATAGTCAATGCCAAGCCCGTTTAGGATCGTGCCGGATGGTATGTCGAAGCCTTGTTGTCCCGTCGCCGTTGCTGTGCCGAAAGCGTAAGTTGCAGCCTTTCGTCCTGTCGTACCATCCGCGTTGACCAGCCAGATATTGCCGTGTCGGTCTAGCCATTCCTTTTCTGCGGTATCCGGTAATAGCTGCAAAGAAAGCCAATCGATATAGCGTAGCACAAGATGCGCCAATCCCGCCATTACATCTGACATGACGCGGAGAACGGAATTGGCAATCAACACAGCACCGGACAAAGCGGCTGTCACATCGTTTCGCACCATCTCGCGCACAGTGCGTAGCGGCGGAGTTGTCCAAGGCATTACATTTGATCCCACAAGATTTGATAGCGAAGTGCTATATCTTCTTTGTTGCCGCGATAGATCGTTATCAAGACATAAATGCTATATAAGTCACGACGCCAAACGCTAACCTCGAATGACGTGCAGACTTGATTATCAACGAATGGCTGCATACATTGAACACAATAGTTGTAAGCTCGCTGCAGTGTGCCGCCTTCCTCCGACGCTTGATCCGTGATCTTGGCGCGAGATAGCAGCCAATTTTTGCAACCGATTGGCCAGCCTCCCCATATCTCCTGCGCCTGATAATCGCCCCACCATCCCATGCGATCCGTGCTATCCGGATCAGGAAGCTTTTCGTCGATGTCAGCGAGCATGTTGGTGCCCAAGGCCACACTGACCGCTGTCGCCAGCTCTTCGCTAGTATCGAGTTGACCATTCGGAAGCAGCAGCCAATCCATCGTCATTGCTTCGAGGTTTACAACTTCAATAATCCGGATGTCCGTCATGCGCTAAGTCCGACAATTTGCCGCTGCATGAACAGCGGATGCACCGTGTCATTCTCACTAACCAATTGCTCCCAGCGTGATGTATCCTGATAAATCAGATTTGCCATCGTCAACGCCGGATAGCTCGTTTGGAAACTGAATTGAACAAGCCGCGGCAATGTCAACGCAGTTTGATTTAGATGATTGATGATCGAGCCCGCAAGGTAAGTCAGGTTTTGATAGGTCGCACTATCCATTCGATCAGCGGCCTGATCACGTGCGGCATTGAAAGCGTTCGTCATTCGCGTCATCATCAACTGCACATCATTCCGCGATGCGAATGTCATCTGCGTTATGAAGATGCATTCCGTTGTCAGGCAATACAGGATTGCTGTTTCAACAACGAGTGTCGCAATCGGACCGGTCGGAGCTTCCTGACTGATCTGCTCACGGACCATCGCCACTAGATCAGCCGTGATCGGAAGCGTCCGCGCTGTCACGAAACAATTGTAAAGCATCGTGCCGAACGTCTTGTTTTGCAGATACGCCAAACCATTCGATTGGACTTGACCGACTTGAAGACGCAATTGTGCAGCTTGTGCGCCCTTCGCCGAAACCATCTGCAAAATATACTTGCAGATATTATTGATGATTTCATTGAGCTGCTCTTGCTCGCTGGAAATGCTCACGATGAAGGCACTCCCGGTTGGCCGTATGACCGGAAGGCCGGAGCCTGACCGGACCAAACGCTATCGGTCGGCGCATTGTTCGCCATGTCGGTCGTCGAATTATCCACCGCGTTCGATTGTTGGGCGACTTGCGAAGCAGTGTTGACGAACGACATTGAATTGCCAGCCGTTCCGAGCTCCA